ATGATTAGTAAACACATAAGTATGCGTGAAGGCACGTATAGCGTTACAGCAACAAGATTAGGTTTAGAAAACAAACCAACTGAAGAACATCTTAACAACATGAAGTTGTTAGCTGTAAAAGTGTTTGAACCACTTAGAGAGTGGGTAGGTGGTCCTATTAGAATAAATTCATTTTATCGTGGACCAGAGTTAAACAAAGCTATCGGCGGTAGTAATAAGTCACAACATTGTCACGGGCAAGCTGTTGACATAGATGACGTGTATGGACACAAAACAAACGCTGAGATGTTTAACTATATAAAAGATAACTTAGAATTTGATCAAATGATCTGGGAGTTTGGCGATAGCAAAAATCCAGACTGGGTACATGTAAGTTATGTTAATCCAGGCGAAAACAGAAACAGATGCTTAGTAGCGTTTAGAAAAGATGGAAGAACTCAGTACGCAAACTACGCAGCTTGATATAATAGTATTTTCAGTTTTTGTTGCGTTAGCGTACATAACAAAACTTCTTGTAACTAATATCCCAGAAGATAATGATACAAACAATAAGGAATAAATGGAACAATAAAAAACCAGAAAGTAAAGTAGTATTTATAATATTTGTACTACAGATCACCTGGTTAATAACCATACTTGTTGCACATTACATTTTTAAACTTTGGACATGACAGATAAACAGAGAGACTTAGGTAGACTTATAACGTTAGCAATACTACTCAGTGTATTACTTATAGGTATATTATCTAGTTGCTCACCTTTGTTATATGATCGTAATCAAGTTATGGTAACGCATGTATTAGCGTTAACTGAAATGGGTGACACTGTTAAAATAAGAATACAAGATATACAACCACAAAGGATGTACAACGTAGTTGGCTACGACTTTGTAAGATGGCAAGATAACAGGTATTATGTACCACACTATGATCGTCATTACGATTATAGATATCATGACAGCAGGTGGAGATACCATGGTAGTCCAAAAGGTAACTACGGTTACATAACACCAAACCCTAATATAAATAATAGCCCACCTATATCTGTAGGTAGTGGCCAAACTACTGGAGGTAGCGGTGCTCCTGTTGCAAGTAACCCTGTTACTTCAACTGGTGGAGGTAAAAAATTTAATTAATATGCCAGAGATAAGAAAAACAACAAAAGGTAAAGGAAGAAATTTTAGAACTACAGAAGAAGGAGCAGGCATGACTGAAAAGGGTGTTAGAGCTTACAGAAAGAAAAACCCTGGTAGTAAATTAAAAACAGCCGTAACAGGTAAAGTAAAACCTGGTAGCAAAGCAGCTAAGCGTAGAAAGTCATTTTGCGCTAGATCAAAGGGATGGAAAAGTAAAAGAGGTCTTGCGGCAAGACGTAGATGGAAATGTTAAGATATGAAATCAAGAGGACTAGGAGATAGTATACATAAGTTCACGAGCAAAACAGGTATCAAGTCTGTAGTAGACAGAGTATCAAACGGCTTAAATATACCTTGCGGATGCGAAGGTAGACGTGAAGCTTTGAATATGTTGTTTCCTTATAAAAACAAATAATTATGGGTAAAATTAGTCCGGCGTGTAAAGCCGCAGCAAAACGTAAATTTAAAGTATGGCCTAGTGCATATGCTTCAGGATGGGGTGTAAGATGTACTAAAGCAGGTGGTCCAGGTAATTACGGTGGAGGTAAAAAGAAAAAGTAATGCCAGGTCAACACGCTAAAAAACCAAAATGTTGGAAAGGTTATAGAAGAAAACCAGGTACAACCAGGTATTCTAAGGGTAGTTGTGTAAAAATAAAAAAGAAGTAATGTTAAAAGATAAACAATTAAAACAAGTCGTTAAAGAGCTTAAAGGCGCGTCAAAGATGCACGCACAACAAGCAAAAAAAGTACAAAAGCATATAGATGCTATGAAGAAACCTAAAATGCAAAACAAAAAAAAATATGGCGAGTACTTAACTAAACATGGTTTAAAGCCTTATGAGTTTGAATATCGCGATTATTTAAATAAAGCAAAAAAAGATTCTCTTAAAAATAAAGTTGACACTGTACACTATAAAGATGTTAAAGGTCAATACTACGAGTTAATAAGAAAAGGTGGTAAGAAACAATCTGAAAAAAAAGTTGAAACAGACTACGCTAAGAAAAAGATAGCTCAGCGAATAGCTAAAATTAACGCTGAGTATAATAAGCCTAAAATGCTTAGAAATAAAAGAAAAAACTACTGTTAACATGGAAACAATAGGTAAGCCAAAAAGAAAAATAACATCAACGGGAAGAAGAAGAAGAGACTGGAAAAGCTGTAGAACATTTGGTCAGAAGGTAGGTCACATTGCTAGACAAATACCTAAAGTAGTTTTACCTGTGGCTGCTGGTTATGCTTTAATTAAAGGACTAAAGAAACCAAAGATGCTCAAAAATAAAAGAAAATCCTGTATATAATGCCAAAGAGTAAAGTAAAAGGTGGTGGAACAAGAAAGGTTTGTTTGCCATACGCAAAATATAAGAGTATGAGTAAAGCAGAAAGGCAAAAAGTAATTAATGCCAAGAGATCTGCTGCAGCTCAAGGAAAATATAAAAGATCTAGTAAGTCAAATGTAAAAGGTGCTAGGAAAAAAGGCGCTACATTACGTGACTGGTTCCAAAAAGAAAACTGGGTTAACATAGCCAACGGCAAGCCTTGCGGCGCAAAATGAAATTTAACTTTTTTGATTTAAACGAAAATGGTAAATATGATTGGTGGGAATATATACTACCGATATTAATATTGTTAATTATTGAAGTTATAGCTGAGGTTATAGCTAGATTTTTGACACAGCCGTTTTTTTAGCCACACTTCTTATTATCTTCTGGCCTTTCATCCAGCCAGTATATTCAACTTTTTTTCTAGACATATCGCTTAACACGTGCCACGTAAGCAAACCATCACGGTCTAATTTACTAACATATTGGTTTTCTAATATACGATCATGAGCCGAGTGCTTTGTAGTATATAAAGGTAAATGCCAACTGTGAGGATCACACTCGCCGTTACCATCTTTTACGTTCTTAGCCATGTATGAATTTTTCTTTACACTCTTATGAAAGAAGTCAAAGCCAATAATACTCAAGTTCTTATGAGTTTTAATTTCCCTAATAAAATATAGTATTGTTAAAAACCCAGCTGAAGGCCTGAGTTGTAAACTGTATAATGAATTACCAAAGCCGTTCCATAATTCTTCTAGCTCTGCATCTGACCACATCTGAGTATAAGGCATACCCTTTGGCAGGTGATCTTCTAATATCCAGTTCTTAAGTAAAAAATTACCACGACATCTATTAAGTAATATTTCAACGTCTTTAAACTTACCCTTTGTAAATTCTTCATTACGTCTTATCCAAACAGGCGCTCTAAATTGACCAGTAACCCATATGTTTGTTTTACTACCTAATTGTTTTGTTTTATCATCTGCTACTGTATCAACAGCTCTACCAAAGCGCACAACGATATCATGACTGTCTATAAACTTACCATGATCATGGTGCATTAATTCTACAGAGTTGCCAACAAGTATTACTGATTTATTTTTTACAAGCTGTTGTATACGTTCCACCACTCTTCTGATAACTCTCCATCTTTGTATTTGTCAAACCAAGGACCGCCGTTAGTATAATGTATTGCCTTTATGTTATCATGCTTTTCATAATAACCTACTAAGTGATTATACTCAACTGGTATCTCAGCTATTTCACTCTCATCTATCCACTCAAACTGATGTAATTGTTGTGGTGTAGCATTATCTAAATATTCTTTAGTTAATATATCTTTTAGTTTCTCACAGTTAAAAACTATTAATGAGCTCCAACATTTCTTTGGATACATCTTGTTTTTAACACCATCCATCTTTAATCCTTTAACGGTATCAAGATCATGCTTTACAACTGCAATTGTTTTATCTCCTAAGTACTGCACAACCTCTTCAGGATCACACTTCCATACAAAATCGTTATCACAAAATATAGCTATACCATTCCAGTTATTACATAATGGCGTATAAAATCTTGTAAAAGAAAATTCT